GTTTTAAATTTTTCTTTTGCCATATTATATCCAATACCAATTCCAGAACCAACTTTAATTGTTAGATCTGCTATTCTTCCAATTGGAGATCTTTTAAAAGCACTTTTAAGTATATTTCCTGGAGCCATTCCGGGTCTTTGTTTTATGTATTTTTGTTCAAGCTTACCCATTTTTTTAAAATAAGAACTTGTTTGATTTTTTACATAATCATCTAGTTGACCTTTGGATAAATGTGTTTTTCCAGTTTTCTTATCGATTACTTTTGCATCTTGCAATGTCATTTTATCAGAAAAAGACATTTTATTTGTGTACAAATTTTTATAGAGTTTATCTAGCCCCAGTTTTTTTGACATTTTGTTTCTCCATTTTTTCTCGAGCAACTTCTAATCTCTTATCCGATTGCTCATCTTGTGTTTCTAATTTTAATTTATCAAAATCTAATTTCTCATCAAACTGATCCTGATTCTGTTCTATTTTCATTGTACCCTCTTGAGCACGTCTTTGTAAATCCATAGCTCTTAAATCTAATTCTCTTTGTTTCAACATAACTACAGGGTCGTTTTTCTGTGCATCCATCATACTTTCGTTCTGTGCTAGCTCTGCAGTTATCTGTGCAATCCTTTTTGCTACTTCAGAATTGTACATAGATTGAAATGCTTGTGGATTTTGTTGTGCAATAGCCATTAAATTAGGGTCTTGTTGCATCATAGCCATAACTTCAGCAGATGCTTTCATAGAAACGTGTTGAGAGATGTGCCCTTGTAAATTTGCATACACCATAGGGTTAATTTGAACCATTCTAGTTCTCATAAACGCAGAATGGGCTGCAATATGAGCATCATGGTCTTGATCTGGATATGCAGTCATCGGTAACATCTGTAAAGCTTCCATATTTTCGATTGCAGGGTCTTTTGGAAACGGTTTTTGCTCTGGTTTTAGGATTTGAGGTATTTCTTTAGTGCCTAAAGCCTCATAAACACGTCTATAAGCTTCATGTAGGTTGTGAAGTTGTGGATTTGACTGTGCAATTTGTAATTGTGTCTGTGCTAACGTCACTCTTTGTGACATTGAGAAGATATTTGGGTCTGCAACCGGTAAAATATCTACTCGGTCATCAAAATCTACCACTTTAATGACTCTCTCAGCCCCGTAGACAGCGTATGGATACTCAGGTGGTAGGTATTCAGCTATAATTTGACCTAAAAGCTTAAATTCTTGCTTCATTGCATAGTAACAACGCTTGTGAATAGCACTCATTACCCTAGAACCTCTCTCTAAAAGAGCAATTGTAGTGCCAACAGCCGCTTGTTGGTTACCATCACCAACTTGATTGTCAGCAATTGATGCAAATCTTCTTCCTGCATCTACACAAAAACCTAAAAGATTGAATAAAGTTGTGCTTGGTTCTTTAAAAGGTAGTAATTGAAACTGATCTCTGATGTTTCCACCTGGTGCATCAACGTCTCTGAACTCTCCAGGTTGAATTGGTTGGTCATCATCTCTAATTCTCATACCTCTAGATTTAAATCCAGCAGGTAAGTTTGATAATGTACCTGCATCAAGTAGCTGTCTTAGAGCAGTAGTTGCTGTTCGAGACAGGCCACCGATCATGTGAATTAAACCAAAACCATAAAATCCTAAACCAGGTAAGAATTTGTAGTGTGAGAAGTATTCTTTTCTAGTAAATTTGTTATCACCTTCTCTGTAATTTCTGTAAATAGATAAAATTTGTCTTGTACCTTCTTCAATAGTTACGACATAAGGTATTTTAATATTAATTTTGTCTTCATCATTCTCTGCAATGTAGTCAGATAAATCTAAATCCACATGCATTTCTAAAATATTGTATATATAATCTTTTGATTCAACAGCTTTAATACCTTCTAGTTCATTATATTTATCTTGAATTTTGTTTTCTTTCTTTTGAGGTTTCATTAGATCTACTTGTCTATAAAAACCTGCTGCCATTTTCTTTAATAAATCATTTTCAGATTGTTTTAATACATGTGTAATTCTTGGTGCATCTTTTAAGTCGGTTGCATAATACGGTACGACTAAATCTTCTGCAGGTATAAATTTAGATACTGCTCTTTCTAATATTGAATCGTAATATATTTTTTTAAATGCAGAACCTGCAAGTGGTAAATAAAATAATAGCTGGTCAAACTCTGGAGTATACTCTTCCATCTTTTCCATAATCTGGAAGTTCATAAAGTCTTGTACTCTTGCAGCTTGAGCTTCAGTTTGTTCGTTTTGTAATCCAACAATTTTAGTTTTTACTGGACCATCACTTGGTAATAATTCTTTGTAAGCTTGTGCTTGAAATTGTGTAACGGCTTCCGATAACAAAGGGTGAGTAACATTACTCGCACCTTTAAAAGGTTGTGTAGTCGATTTGTATTTAAAGCCTAAAAGGTCTAAACCATTTCTATATGTGTCTTCCCAATCTTTTCTTGATTCTCTATCACTATCATATTCAGAAATTAAATCTGAAGCTAATTGTGATAAAGCTTTGTCATCAATATCTTCTGCAATGTTTGCATAGAAGTCCTGTTCAGATTCTTCTGTTACTTCTTCTTCACCTTCTTCAGGTGGTAAAGTTACAACAGCTTCTTCTTCAACATCAACTTCTTCGTTGATTGGATTATCGGATTCTATCGCCATTAATATAATTTAGTTGGTTTTAAATTAACCATCTTTCCGCCTCTAGCTTTAATCATCTTACCAGCTTTAGCACCACCAATACCATATCCATAAGCATCGTCAGTATCGCCAAAATATCTTGTTTTTTGTCCACCTGTTGTATTAGCAACAGGACTAGTTAAGAAATTTTTGATTTTATCCATCATACCAATCTTGCCTTGTTTAACGCCTTTGCCACCCTTCATAATTGGGTCGTCGTATCTTTTTCTGTATATGTTGCTTAATGCACTTCCTCTACCTTTATCAATATTGATTCCAGTATCTTTACCACCAAGCATTTTAGAAGCGCCGTAAGCTGCAGCTCCAATGGCCGCTGCCTTACCAGCTTTCTTCAATATTTTTTTTAACTTAGCCATAATTGTCTCCTATAGGTTTATTACAGCAGTGTAAAGCATTTTATGCCAAAAATCTATAATAGCGAAGTAAAAATGTTCTTCTGATCTACAAATCCACCTTCGTACATATAAGCTTTCATTGGCAATAAGAACTTTTTAAGTGTTGCACTATCTGCAATCAGAGTAGGCACCATTTCATAGACATCAGGATTATTAGGCCCCAATTCTTTAATAATTAATTTACCAGAATTAGCTTCTGATTTTCTCATGTTCAATAAGTTTTCCGCTTCCTCTAAAGTATCTGCTGCAGCTAAGTGATCTTCAAATATATACTCATCTCCAATTTTTTTATTGTAGTGCGCTTTACCTGCCTCTACCGATCTTCTATAGTTAGTAGAATCTTTTGATGAAATTACTTGAATAACTTTAAATGGTTTTTCTGGATTACTTTTAGGCATTGGGAACATTTCAAATTTAGCTCCATACTGTTTTGCTATTCTTTGTAAAGGTTCTACCATCAATGCAAACTTTTTAGTTTTTTCAAACTTACCATCTTTATTTTTAATTAAAGCCCTGCCATCCATTAAACCATAATTAATCTCATCTCCAGTTTTACTAATGTTAGGCATCTTAACACCTTTGTTCATTGAACTCGGTACAATAGAGATTGCATTAATATCTCTTTCTGCCATGGTACGTAATAAATTTTTAACTGCATAATCTGGCCAAGCTTTCGCTAAAGGTCCTGCAGTAGTTTCATCAACTATTCCCTGAGACATTAGTTTACCCATTCCTGATTTTTCTAATTGACCAATCTCATAGTTTACTCTTGCAAGTTCTTGTTGTTGCTTTCTAGTCAATCCTGCAACTCCTCTACCAAGTTCTTGATAAGGTGCAATCTTATCCATTAACTCTTGTCTTTGTTTTTTTAAAATATTTAATGGTGCATCTATGTTAAATGTATTTATCTTGTTTCTAAAATAACTATCTCTTGTACTTTGCTCTGATGAAAACTGTGGTGAGTGTAAATCTGATTGTACTTCTGAAACTCTAATATGTCTTTTACCTGCACCTAGTTTAGGATTTGGTAAATCATCATATCGAATAAAACCAATCTCATTATCGATGTAATGAGGTGAATCGAGTTCCATAAAGTTTCCTGATCTTGTGTTTGGAACTCTTTTTGAATAATATACAACATCTTCAGTAAAGTTTTCTCCTGCATCTAATTTGTAATTATAACCCGAACCTGTTTTATATTCTGGATAAAAAGTATCTTCTTTAGATCTTTTTAATTTAAATCTTTCAGGTGTAGGAATTCGTTTACTGTATTTATTATAGTTACCTGTAAGTCTATTAAATTTAACTAATAGATCTGCAAACGGTTT